GATCACAAGCATCTTCACAACCTTCCCTTTCATCACAACTGAAGCAACACATGTCTTTTCCCTTTGGACAACTACCGTCTAAACATTTAATCATCTTCTTCATTCCTTTCTGTTTTCAAATAAATTTCTTTGATTTGCTTCCCAAATTCCAATGCTTCCCGGTGATCATCAAAGTAAACATCAATGATCTTCCCTTCATATTTATCAACAATCCAATTGGCTGGTCTATCTTGAACCACATATTCTTGACCATCAATCAGAATTACTGATCCAAATTCAAAATCACTTGATGCTGCAACTGATAAATCAGGTTGAAGTTCTTCCATTGAAGCACCATATACAATCCCATCAGGTCTGTTATTTGCCCATTCACCACAACAGATTTCACAAGAACAATAAGCTGTGATGGTGTATTTACCAAGTAATTGAATCAGTGGTTCAGGTTCTACTTCTTGGATCATTACTGGTGCAAGTTTAGGTTCTTGAACTTTAGGTGTAAAAAAATATGAATGATGGTGATGTACTTCTTCAACTGTTTCAATTGGTTCAGGTTTCAATAAAAGTGCTGTAACAGATGAAGATAAAACACCCATGATCACCAAGCTAATGATCCAAGTCATTATGAATTTTTTAGGGTTTACCCTCATACTCTTTGAATAATTCATCTGTGTAACCCTTCCTTAGTTCTAAAGTTTTTAAAATATCTTCTTCAACGGATCCAGCTGCCATCATAATGTAATAAAAACAATGTTGATTCTGCCCAATCCTGTGAACACGTTTCTTGCTCTGTTCAAATAGTTCTGATGACTGTGGAAGCGTGAAATATATTACCTTGTTTGCTTTCTGAAGGTTCAACCCCATTGCACCAGCTTGATATTGAACAAAGGTCACACTGTCATCATTTTGATTATAAGCTTCCAGGTCTTTGATGGATCCATTTATAATGCTTATTGGTCTATCACCACAAATTTCTGAAAGTGCTGCAACTTCATTATTAAAATTATAAAAGACAACCAATCTATCTTCAGTGGATTCCAGCAGATCCTTGAAGGCATCCAGCTTGTTTTGATTGTAGTGACCACAAAGCATTCTTGCATATAATCTTTTGGTCAATGTGGTGTCACCCACCAGTTCATTCCCATCAATGGTGATGATTCTATTACGCATAAATTTCTTATATTCCTTGATTGTACCAACCATGATGTTATTGAAAATCTGATCAGGTAGATCAAACACTTCTTCTGACTTCATGAATACTGCACCATGTTTCCTAAGCTTCATCTTCAGTCTATCAACATTCTTGTAACCAATAACATCCTTCCTGAAGAAATCACCATCTTCAACCCATTCAGTTTCAACATACTGCTTCCAGTAAAGTTCTTTTGAGATCTTCCAACCAAGAAGCTGAAGTTGCGAATACAAGTTTTCATACTTTCCAGCAGTTGGTGTTCCTGATAGCAAGATCACATTGTCAGGTTCCATTTTAAGCACGAATTTTGACCGTTTAGCAGTTTCATTTTGGATCATGGAACTTTCATCCAGCATCAGTGAAAAGTCCTTGATGTGAAGCAGCTGCTTCCGTCTGAATGCCAATTCATAGTTGATGATCCCAATATATTGACATGGATCTTGATTTTCCTGAAGGTATGATTGACCAGTTATATCATCAATCATTTCAACTGGATCACCTTCTTTGGATATTTGAATGAACCGTTCAAGATCCTTCTTTAATGTTAGATCATAAACTTCAACCAAATATGGATGTTCAGCATAATGATCATTGAAGTGCTGGATCCAGTCCTGAATCTTTGACTTCTGACAGATCAACAGATTCAATCTACTTCTAAACTGCATCATCTTTTCAGATCCAACATAAGTCTTTCCTAAACCCATATCCAAGTAATATGCTACCCGGGTTTGCTCTTTGGTGTCATCCAGTGCTTTCTGTTGATGTGGATATAATTGCATTTACTCACCAGCCTTTCCCGGAAGATCAGTGATTTCCATGGGATTGGTTAAATCCTTACCTTCATACTTTTCCAGGAATTCAAGTAACGCTGTTCTTCTAATCTTGTAACTTCCAAGTTTCAATACTGGAATCAAACCAGCTTTTATTAACTCATATACATAAGTTGGATTGGTCTTAATTAACTTTGCCACTTCAGCTACTGTATAAAGTACATCTTCCATGATTTCACCTTCCTTTCCAAAAAGTTTAAGAAGCTAAGCTTTAAGGGTTAAAAAATAAGCTGGTATTTCTTCAGCAGGTATATTCAAAACTTCAGCTGCTTTGGATATTTCCTTCTGTGACCATTCAACCTTGTTATTCAACTTAGCTGAAAGTGTAGTTGTTGACATACCCATTGCAGAAGCAAATGCTTCCTGTGTACTGAAAACTTCCCTAATCCTTCCCCTTAGCTTGCTATAATCAAAACCCATACTTAACACCATCCTTTCTATTCAATCTCATTTACACTGAAGCTGACATCAGCATCAAAACCAAGCTTTTCACCAACTGCTTCCCTAATAACCCCTTCAAGGTCACCCTTGAATTGATCATTAAGATCTTCTTCAATTATTGATACAATAAATTGTCTTTCCAACCCATTCACCACCTTTAAACTCTTATTCCTGTAATTTGAAGGAATTTTTCAGCATTAAAGTTTGGAATGCTTTTGATAATATTCTTTTCACTATTATTTAATGATTCCCACCAATTAATAAAAGCTTTATCATTATTACAAACCTTTAAATAACCACATGTTGTTTCAAATTCAGGATGTGAAGCTTTTTCTTCATCAGTCATACTATCTGACCAAATCCATCTTGTTGATTCAAATGGAATTCTGCAAAGAATATTATATGCTCTACTGTTTCTCCATTCTCTAAAAGTCATATTTGTTTCTTGGTCAAACAATCTTATTTTATGTTCTTCAGTGCAGAAGCATCCAGTTTCATGGTCAGTAATATTAAAGTCACCAGCGCAAAAGTCTCCTTGATTCCGATTACCGCTGTTCGAATCACCGCTGTTCCAATTACCGCTGTTCGAATGACCGCTGTTCGAATTACCGCTGTTCGAATCACCGCTGTTCCAATTACCGCTGTTCGAATGACCGCTGTTCGAATTACCGCTGTTCGAATGACCGCTGTTCCGATTACCGCTGTTCCAATTACCGCTGTTCGAATTACCGCTGTTCCAATGACCGCTGTTCCGATTACCGCTGTTCCAATTACCGCTGTTCCGATTACCGCTGTTCCAATGACCGCTGTTCCAATTACCGCTGTTCGAATCACCGCTGTTCGAATCACCGCTGTTCCGATTACCGCTGTTCGAATGACCGCTGTTCCAATGACCTGAATTTCCTTTTCCTAAATTTACAATGGTCAATAATTCTTCCCATGGTATTTCTCTTACAATGTGAAGTTTATTTGTGCTGCATTTGTCACCTTCTTCTGCAAGTTCACCCAGGGCAATAACTTCTGCAACCTTATTGTTTGGGTCAAATCTGTAATAGTTGAAACAGTCCTTTGCTTCTTTACAAAAGTGAAATCCAGTGTCACAAATACTTGGTTTTCTTTCCTGCTCATACGTTTGACCCACTTCATATTGGAAATCCCTACATGTCCAGTCAGGGTTGAATACCTTAAATCCTTTTATACCTTCCATTGATTTTCCACTCCTTTTCATTTATAATTGAACCAACAATATTTTTTCTTAGCTGCACCTTTGGGAACTGCAATTCCTTTTGGTGCTTTTTCTTATGCTCCAATGTATTCTTCAAGAAGCTTTGGTGAAATGTGATATGAATATCTTGAAGAAAGTTGCACCGCTACACCGAAGGGAAGAATCTTTCTTTGAAGTCCAACCCTTACAAATTGTTCTGACTTCCCAATCTTTTGTGCTGCAAGTGAAACTGGTATATTCTTCAAACCCTTTGGGTCATCAGTGGAATCACTGCAAGTTGTCAATCCATTTAGAAATGCAGCCGAAACATCAAGTGCTTCTGAAAGCTTTTCTGTTGCCTTTGCTTTGGGTTCATTCTTACCTGATAAATACTGACTGATTGATGATTTTCCAATCCCAGTCAAAGCTGAAAGTTCAGCCTGTGACATGTTCCTTTCTTCCATTGCTTGTTTCAATCTTTGGGAATAACTCATTTTTAACCATCCTTTCATTTCATTTTGTTATTGTTGTAAGGTCTTTTGACATGAAGGTTGTATTTTCCATTGTCTTCATAGGATTTAACAACCTTCACATCTTTTGTGTTTCTAATGAAATCCTGTCTTTCTTCTTCTGAATCGAATTCAATGATCTGTTCGATCCAACCAAATAAGATCTCCTTCACCACTTCACCTTCTTTTTATTGCTTCCAAAATACTAACTTTCAAAGCATCAGTAATTTGTATGGCAACATCAAGTTTTGGAATTCTCTGACCTAATTCATATCTGTTGATTGTTTGAGCAGGAAGTCCAATAATTTTTGATAATTGATCAAGGGTCAAATCGTTTTTCAATCTGTATTCCTTAATAAAATCAGCAAATTCTTTCACTGGATCACCCCTTCAATCGTTTTATTGATGCTTGATAAATGATGTAATCTTCAAAGGTTGGTTTAATGTGTCCTCTTCCTTTTGGAATACTGAAAACAAAATCAACCATGTCATAAACATCCTTCAAACTGATTTCCTGTGGTTTGATAAAACAATCAGGAAGATGAATGTTGAACTGATCACAAATTTGCTTCACTGCAATTGCAATTTCCCTTGGATCACACCCTTGATCCTTCATTGAATTCCTGGTCATATTTATCAGATTTACAACTTCACCAACACTGGATGCTTTTGTCTGATAACCTGGAACTGAATATGACCCATTGTTTCTTATTGCAGGAAGGACTTCTGATGTTACCCATCTTTTGAATTTCTTTGCTGATGGAAGTTGACTTCCTAAGATTAAAGAATACAAACCTGATTCATTGATTATTGTTATTTGTTGCTTTCCGCCAAGGGTGTCCATTGAATGGACTACCTTGTCATCTGCATCCACATTTGTTTTTAACGCTTGTCTGTGATTCCCATATCCCAAAGCATCAGCAACATCCTTACCGACAAACCAAGGTTCATTTTCAATTGTCAAAGTTCTGACTTGTCCAAATTCATTGTTCTGAAAAACCTGTAACTGATTCATTTACTCATTCCTTTCAATCTCAAATAATTCATCTATGCTTGTGGTGTATCTGTTAGCCAAGATGACCAATTCACTAAGTTCAAAATCTTTTTCACCTTTCAATCTTCTTCTAACTGAATCATCACTAATACCAAGATATTCAACCAGATCAGTCACATCGTCTTTGTGTTCAGCCATTTTTCCTCTTAATTTTGGAAATATGTTGACTAAAGGTTTTGCCATTTCTCATTCACTTCCTTTCGTTAACTTCATTTTGCGGTTGGTTCTCTTATATAATAACCTCATATTGCGGTATTGTCAACCCTATTTTTAGGTTTTTTTATTAAAAGTTTATATTGATTTAACCTCAAATATGAGTTATAATGATTTTATATTAATGAAAGAAGGTGTTTAAATTAGATGTCAGAAGTTGATAAAATAAAGGAATACGAAGAATTTGGGAATCGTTTAAAATGGTTACGTGATGAAGAAGGTTTATCTCAAAAATATTTAGCAGAAAAACTTGGTATGCCACAACAAACCTATCAAGGGTATGAATCAGGTAGCAGAAAAGTAACTCTTCAACTACTAAAACAATTTGCAGATCATTTTAATGTAAGTATTGATTTTCTTGCAGGAAGAACTAATGATCGCAAGCTTCATGATTGTAATGAACTATATGATAAGTTTGACAATG